GGACCGACTGCGCCTACTCGGAAACGGGGTCGTCCCCCAGACCGCCTCTCTCGCCTTCCGAACCCTGCTCCGAGAAGTAACCTCCAAGTAGGCCATCCTCCACCCCCCCTTCCAAACCACCCCCGGACCCCCATCCGGGGCTTTTCGTTTCTAAGCGGTCCAACCCCCCGAATCGTAAATTGATGCGGACCAACCATTCCGACGCGCTGGCAACCCCTTTCCGCTCCAGCAATCGCTATCCACCATCCCCCACCACAACCACCAACACGGGTACTTCGAAATCAGTTGGGGGTTCCTCAATAAATGCCGCCGCCGCGGGGGGCCGTTAGAGCCCCCCCAGAGCGTAGCGGCGATGCATTTATTGACTCCCTTTTAAGGGAGTATGAAACTCCCTTTTAGGGGAGATAGCGGGAGGGGCTGGGAAGAATCTGAGAGCTGAATCTGAAGTTAGATCTTGGTACTTGACGGGTGTCCTGTGATGATGTAAGTTGTTAGTCCCATGAGTTACTTAGAGAATGGTTCCACCCTCCGCGCCATGTTCCGACTGATGCCCCCGATGCGGCACGACATCGACCCGGCTAGATCGGAGGTCGTGGCCTACATAAAGGAAAACATGAATTGCGATCTCGGTCGTGCTATTAGGTCGTTCAATTCTATGCGTCATATCAAGAGCGCGGTGTTGATATACGATCGTATTCATCGCCAGTGGCGTGGATGTGATTGGGTTCCTTCCGAAGAGGTGGACAAGATATCGCTATTGATGAGTACTGTTACAGAGCTTAAGCGCGATATCTCGTCATTGAGATCGGAGCTTCGGAAGGTGAAGCATGAGATGGTCTCGCTGCGCCGTCGCAAAGGTGGCAGGAGGGATGAGGAGGTGGCCGACTCGGAGTACGATCCGGTTCCGGAGCCCGAGCAGCAACAAGCCGCTCCCCCCGAAGAGAAAGCGGCTGATCCAGAAGAATGGTTCAGAACTATGCGCGCCGCCCTCGACGAGGTTGATAAGGCTTCTCCTTCTTCAGTTCGGCCCCAGTGAACGCGAGGGGGTTGCACTCCTCCCACTGGATGCCGGTGGCTGAGTGCTGAAGGTTGAGAATGGGGGAAGGGAGTCCGATCCTCCCGCCCCGCTTGCAGAAGGCTAACTGGAAGCGTCTAGGCTTTGATTGGCCTACTTCATGGAGAACGGCTATCTCCCGCGCCCAGTTGGCGAGTTCGCTGGATCCGAACCCTGAGTGGGCCAGTTCCATTGTGGTGAGTGGTTCGCCGGTTTCCTTGCGTTGGGGCTTGGAGACATGGTGCATCCAGATCCAAGCGACCTTGGTCTCATGGAGGATGGGCTGGAGCTTGTTGCGAAGGAACACGCTGACCTCGGACTGATCGCTCAGGTCGCCGCCGAAGTAGGAGAACAGGGGATCGGCGATGATGAGATCGAGCTTGGACTTGTGGATGAATCGGCGGGCGTAGGCGAGGAACGCTTCGCCGGTGCGGACGGTCTCGGTGCGGAACTCCAGGTTTCTCTGGAGCAGGTTCATCTCATCGAGGCTGAATCGCCTGTGGGTCACCCCGCGGAAGGCCTCGGCGAGATCGCCACGATCGTTCTCCGCTTGGATGACCCCGATCTTCAATGGCTTGATCGGTTTGATCCCGAAGAAGTCATGACCGAGGCACCAACGGACGATGATCTGCATCATGAGGCTGGACTTCCCGATGCCGGTACCGCCGCTGATGATCATGGATGAGCCGCGGGTGATCCATCGATTGCCGATGAGGTTGTCCGGATCATTCTTGGGATCGAAGTCCAGGAGGTCTTTGACGGTGACGATGGTGGACTGATCATCATCGGTCTCCCGGTTGGTGAGCCAATCCTCCCAGGATGCGGCACCGAGGCTGGTGGCCAACAAACGCTGCTGCGAGGTGGGGCTGCGCCATGCGCCGGGGAGCCGTGAGTAGCGCGATGGGTTCTTGTTCTTGGCATCGATGCCGGGGATGGCGGAGTAGATGAGATCCCGGCGGGCGTCCCATTCCTTGCGGGAGGGAGCGTCCACCCGGACCCAGCCGTGGATGGACTTACCACCGGAGTCGATGAGAACGGTGATGGGTAGGCCAGAGTCCCGGAGGCGTTGTTCCTGCTCGGGCTTGGGGAGGTCATCGAACTCGACCAGGACATGGCGGAACGCGCTGACATCGTTGTCGCTGCCGCTGTAGAGGTTTGGCTTGAAGGGGTTGATGCGGACGAAGATACCCTCGCGCTCGGGTGAGAGGATGCGGGACTGGGGATCATCGAAGCGGTTGAGCCATTCCTCGATGGTGATGAAGGAGCCGGCACTGACTGGCCTACCCTCCTCGACGGCGTCGCAGATGCAGACGACCTCGGTGGGGGCGAACGCGGTCTGCATGAACCGCCGGAACTCGCTGGCTTGTGGATCGGGAGCGACGGGGCTGAGCGATGGAACCGGCACCGGGGCAGGATCGGCCACCGGCTTCTTGAATGTCACCCTACTGATGTCGAATGATCCGGAGGGTGATGATCCCCCGGCTTCGAGCAGATGGCCCTTAGGCTTATTGTGAGCGCGGGACGAGGCTTCCCGGAGCTTGTAGGCCAGTTCTGTGGCCTTCCACGGTGGTTGGCAGGATTTGTTCCACTCTTCGAGGAGCGTGAGGCTGTCCACATGGGAGAGGCCGAAGCCGTGGACGAGACCGACTGCGGCGGTGTAGGTGGCGTTGTGACCACCGGATCCGGAGATGGCTGGCGGAACCTTGGAAAGCCAAAGGCTCGCTCGTTGGAGCGTTGTCATGTCGTTGATTCGTTGCTTGTTACGGGGTTGTCAGGATTCTGGCCAGATCATGCTGAGTGGATCTGGTGGTTGGGGACCGGTTGGTGATGGCACCCAGGTCTCGGCTTCGGTCTTGGCCGGGAAGGATATCCATCCGCGTTTGACGCCGGTGGCAATGATACTGGCCGACTCCTCGATGAGCCGGCGGTTCTCGTCGGTGATGCTTGTTCGTTCCTCTTCGGTGATGGGGCTGGGTTTCTTGTTATTGAGCAGGCGTGATTCGTACCAGGGTTGTTCGTGTCTTGGGGTCTTCATGAGGGGAGGACTCTCGCCAGGATACAATTGCAGTAGGTACCCTTGGTTTTGGCGTTACATCGAGGGTGATGCATAGGGCTAGCGAGGATGTGTGCTGTGAGGTCGCTCGTGAGCTGGACCAGCTCAAGGAGACGTTGAGAGGCTTCTGCACAGAGCGCATTGGGGATTCCATCGGGTGTATCGAGTTCGGATGACAGGATATTGAGCGCGTTGACTAGATCGTGTGTTGAGGACTGGTGCATGTTATTTTTGTTTGTGGACTATGATTCCATTGCCCTTGTCGTCGGTGAGTTCGACTGATCGAACGTCTTCGAGGCGGGCCAGTGTCTTGATCATCTCGATGGGATCGTCGGCGTGAGTGACGCAGGTGAGATGGATATCCCCGTCGCCGTGGATCAGTTTGAGATCCTGCTTGGTACGATCCCTTGTAATGCGGATGGTCCGCCCCGAGGAGAGACGGACCACCTTGATTGATTCTACGAGTGGGTATTGGTGACGAGCGGTCATGTTTTGAGTCCGCAGTGAGGACATTTCCGATTGGGAATCGATTCAAGCGGTTTGACATCGAGCCACTGGCATAGGTCGTTGTAGGACTTGCGACCAAAGTTGGCCCACTTGAAAGGAGCGATCTCGCCAGTGAGAACAGCAACCCTTGCGGATTCATTGCTTGTGATCCCGAGCTTCTCCATCAGCTTGGCGTTACGAACACTGAGTCCGAAGGTCCATTTGGATCTATCCAGATCGCGCTGCTTGCCGGCTTGGATGATCTGATAGACGCGCTGCTTGGACATCTTGAGGTGTTCACCGATGAGCCGGTAGGTGAGACCTTCACTCCGTAGTTTGACAACCGTGTCGATTGAATCGCTGAGTTTCATGTAGTTGGGTTTGAGCAGGATGTTGTTCTTCCTGCTCTTCTTCTTCTTACTGACTGCTACTACCTCAAAGGTATCTGGACTGCTCGGTAACGCTTCTGTGCTTTGTGGCACTGGACACACAGGCCGTGTTGGATTGTGCATCCGCATCCCAAGCAATCGGCCAATTCGTGACATAACTGTTTCCATCGTTGTAGTTCCTCTATTGTTGTTTGTTGTTTTTGTTGTTCCTGATGTTCCATACGCATGACAGTGAGATACCGTACTTCTTGGATAGTTCTGGGTAAGTGCGTGACTTGTCCTCCTTGAGGATGGCATCTCGGATCTCGGTTGGAACAGCCGGCCACCGCCGGTTGATCCGAGGGCTCGGATCCTTGAACGGAGTGACAGGGCCGACCATGCGTGACATGGATTCCTTCGTCAACCCTAATTGTTGAAGTATCGTCATTTTTCTCTTCTATTCGTTGGTTATGCGAGTGCTTTCTTGAGGTCGATGAGGGTGCAGTTGTCCCCATCGGCTAGGTGTCGGTTGGCGTCGATGGTCTTCCGGATGGCTGATTCCAGGTGCTTGATCCGCTCCTTGGCCTCCTCCAGCTCCTTCCAAGTCTTGACGGCGTCGATGGTTCTCATTTCTTCGATGGTCATGGTTTCTCGCTTAGTTCTTTGATGATCTTGGTCCTAGCTCGCCCCTTCGCTTTGACGATGAGTTGCAGGATGGAGATGGGATTCACGGTTGAAACGTGCTGCCAGTATGGTCTGGCTGCGTCGAGTTCCCGTGCGCGGTCGATGTCCACCACCAGCACCTCGCTGGTCATCTTGTGACGGTAGACGAACGCGACGTTCACGGCTTCCCCCTCTCCTCCTCCACCCAGTCTTTCCATAGTAACAGATCCGCTCGCATTGCGTCGTTCTCATCCTCAAGCCGCTTGATGCGGTCGTTGAGACGATTAAGTTCTCTGACAATGCCCCGTGGACGTATGTCGCTCAGGAACTTAAGTTCTGGAGTCTTGATACTGAATCCGTTCAGTGGAGGCATTCTGTGCAACA